CGAATCTCACCACCGTCTATTTGAATCCGAGAACCGGCATAGCGGCCAAATATTACCCAATCACCTTCCTTGCACCACGGGCCGTCTGGAAACTTAGAAGCATCCATATACGCAAGCTCACCCATCTTCAGAACGTATCCGACGTTGGTCGCTAGCTGTGTTTGCTTCTGGGTTTCTGGCGCAAGCACAATTCCGCCCTTAGTGGTTTTAGCACCGCGGAAAGGGAGAATGGCCAGTCGCCATCCAGTAGGTTTAGGGATAAGGTCAAGCACAGACTGGGACAGCCCTTCGTCTGCTACCTTGCCTTCTTGGGTATACGCATCGTCCAAAGTGGTTTTACGAGGCTTACTTGCCTCTTCTTTCCACTTTTCTTCGAGCGGGGTCAGCTTCTTCTCGGGTTCCATATAGGCTCCTTTGGTTGGTTAATCTTCTGAATACTTATCCAACTGCTGTCGAATAAGTTCATCCACAAGTCTTATGCCTTCCAAACGGCCCATCATGAAACGGTAGCGCTCCATGTCAGAGATAGAACCATTAAGGATAATGGTTTCTGAGTCTTTCTCTAGCTTTCTGACTTCGCGCAGTACGCTCTCAGCGAACTCAAGCATGGTCGTATTTCCATGTAAGCAGACGGTTTAGTGCCACCATCTGGAAGGCTTGCGTTAATAAATCTTAACGGGTCTATTACCGTCACGCTTCTTGACGGTTCTAACCGCAGGTTTCTTTACAGAACCTCCGGCTTTTTTCTTCACAGGCTTACTCTTGCCTGCTGTGTTCAAGGCAATAGCAATGGCCTGTTTTCTAGGCTTGCCTGCTGCCATCTCGGTCTTGATGTTCTTGGAGATTGTCTTTTGGCTAGAACCTTTTTTCAAAGGCATTAGCGGCCTCCTTTCTTCGGAGCATAAATACGCTCCATTGCAACGGCTGCACGCTGATCGGCAATGTCTTTCTGAGCCTGAATACGGGCGTCGTTAGCCTGCTGATTAGCTGCAATACGTTGTTGGTCGATCTGTAGGCCCTGCTGCTTGGCCTGAATGTCCGCCTGATCTTTAACCGCACGCTGCTGAAGCTCTTGTGCCTTAAGTGCCACGACAGGGTCTTCGCCTTGGCCTTCTCCAGAAAGCTGACCTTGCACCGACTTCATCTCAATCATGTACTCAGCGACTTTAATCGAGACCATTGCCTCACGCTGAAGATCGGAAATCATCTTGTCGGGGTCCTCGCCGTACTCGACGTATAGCTCGGCTTCGGTGGCCTCTTCCGCCTTCAAGCGAATGTGCTGCATGATGTGCTTTTGCAGTTCCGCGGCAGCTAATGGGTTAGCCTGCAGCAGAGGAGATAAGCCCATCATCAAGTGAGACGCAATGTGGGCGTCGTGCTGTTGACCGGCAAAAGCCTTGAGCTCTTTACCGTCGGCCACTTCCATATTCTCGCTAGCAGGGTCCTTCGGCATCTGATTGGTCTGCACTTTCAGGATGCCGTCGATGTCACGCACGTTCATGGCTTGATAGACGCGGTAATACGCCTCGTACATGTTGTGCATCTGCGGGGCGCTTTGCGCTAGCTGCAGTTGGCTTTGTGCAAGAGTGATGCGTTGGGCCGCAGAGAAAACATTGGGGTCCGCTACGGGCAATACAGCGACCATATGGGAAAAATCTGCCTTTTTTACACATCTAGACGCGCCGGGCACGTCATATGGGTAATTATCAGGTAAATATTGCCCAAATCCATGCGCCAACATCTCAAATTCTTGCGTTTGAGCGTAGTAAAGCCGCTTGTGGATAGCAGACATGACCATAGAGCCGCGTTCAAGCAGTGCTAATGTGGTTCCTACTGCGGCTTGTTGGTTACCGTCGCCTACCTGCATGTCCGCAGTGCTAGCAAGGCGTTTTCCTGCGTCTACAGTGAAGCCCAAAAGGGTAAATAGCGTCTGAGAAGGCTCTTTATAAGGTAAAGGCAACAAAGAAGACGACAATTCGGCACCGCCGGCGTCAATATCCCGCCATTCGCCCGGCTGAATAGGCCCATCTTCGTCCGCAATGCGAGCGCCCTTGGCTTTAAAGCCCGCAGGAAGGTTAGCAAGCGTGCCTGCGTCCAAAAGTTGGCGTAATGCCATGGTTGAGGTCTTAGCAAGACCACCAATCAAGTGCACAAAGCCCAAACCGTAGGCTCCGGGCCCTTCTACAAGCACATAATGCACGAAATACTCGCGTCGACACTTGTATTCGTCGTCTTCTAGCCAATTACGGCGCACACTGACGACCTGACCGCTGTTTTCGTCCAATGTAACGACGTAAGGCACCTTAATTCCAGTCGGTTCTCCGCTTTCATCGGCATCTTCAAAGCCCAAAATGTCCAAATCAACCTGAAACTCAAGCAAAAATATCTCTTCGGGCTCGCCCGTGTCGACTTGACCGGTAATTCGGTCTACAGAATAGCGGATTTGGTCGCCACCAAGCGGATTTTCGCTTGGCTCAACAGTCACATCGCGGTATTCGCCGGCCACAACACGCTTTCTGAACTCATTTGAGTCCATAGAAATGCGGTGGGTAATTCTTGGGCACTGAGAAATGACGCTCGAGCCGTTGTAAGGAATATAAAGATCGTCAGGAAGAACCAAACGACTGACCATACGGCCCAGTTGTTCATCGTAATAAACCTTTTTAAATGCAGAACCGCCGTATCCGACGTAAAAAAGTAGCTGATCGAACTCCGGTGTGTACTCTTTCATTACCGAAGTAATCTGATAGTTCATAAAGTCCTGAACGCGCGACGCCTGTTGGACCTTATCTAGTGTTTCTTTGCCTAAAGTTTGCGTACGTACAGGGCCGCCGGCGGGCATCAACTCTTTAAATGCCTGCGCTTGGAATTGAACGATAGACTCGGTCAACATTGGGTGTACCGCACCCGCAGCACCACGGAAAGGACGAGTGCGATCTTCAATCTTAAGACCTAAAAGCTCCATGCCCTTGGAGTACATGTCCTCCCAGTCAGAGCGTGAGGACTTATCCGCCTCAAACAGCGACAAAAGGTCCAGAGAAATCTGGTTCAGCTCGTCCTCGTCAATGACCTCGGCAAGGTTGCTGTAGAAATCAACGTCGTTCTCTTCACTTATTTCAACGACAGCACTACCATCATCTTCAAGGATGACTTCTATATCCGGCATTTCCTCCATCATTTCGTTGATGTCGGTTACCGGCGCTAGGTTTACAACCTTGTCTATTGCCATGTCGCTGTCCTAAAAGTATTTGCGGTTGTCGTCGTTTACTCGTTCTACTGAACCGCCACGCTTAAAATATCTTTCGCCCTGTGGTGTTTTGACCAAATGCTCAGGGCTCTCTACAGGTATTGTCTGTGGCTTCTTAGCCAGAACTAATGGACCTACCTGTATAACCTGTTCAGCAGACTTAACTGGCATACCGTCAGTCTTCTGGTAGAAATAACTGTGGCGGAAAGGATTCATTCCAACCTCAACCCAGTCAGGGTCGTTGGTCCTAATAATCTCTTCGGCCATCGCCTTTACGTTTTCAGGGGGACGATTCTCCCATGAGCCGTATACTCTAGCAATGGTGCTCTTACTAGCCGGCTTGCCACTTGGCATTTCACCGGCGGCAATGTTTAACCCGCCTTTAGCACTAGACTTAAACTCAACATTATTGAGCACAGCCGCTTGTCCGTAACCTATGGCCTCTCCGCCTGACTTAGTGCCATCGTGCAAAGAGACTACCCACGTGTCGTATGACTCGTAAGCAGGGATGTCTAGTCGGGATGCTACAGGAGTGCCGTCAGGTATGTCCACGTTTACACCGACTATACCCGCTGATTTCTCTGGGTTTTTAGTCAGAGCCATCGCAATATCTTCAAGAGTAGGCATTTGTTGGACCGCGGCTAACGGCTTGATTGGCTGAAACTCTCGAACAATCTCTTGGTATTGCTCGGTGCTTATCTTGCCTTCACGTAATTGCTTTGCGGCTTCTTGGACCTCGGGGACCCGAGTTTGTTTAACGCCAGAATGGGTAGAGCGCCACTGCGCTTGGGACTGCTCAGTAATCCCTAATTTCTTTTGGGCGTCTTGGAGGGACCCAGATTTCGTATTCCCTGCGCTATTGCTAAGTCGAACGCTTTGCTCCGCGCTTGCAGTTCGGGGCTGAATGTCGCCTGTGATGGCGTCGTAGAGCTTTTGGTCGATTTTTCCGGTTTTATAGTATTCATCTACTACCTCTAAGCTTTCTTTCAACGCTGTATCATAATCCATTTCACTGAGATTATCTATAGTCGTCTGGAACTGGTCACCTTTACTGCCTTGATTGTCCCATAGCTGTATGTCTACACGCGGATCATCCGCGTATTTTCCCGTTAGCTTCTTAATTGACTGCCTAGCATCGCGGTGACCGTCTAAGAATACGTCT